GTAAAGGCTTTTTCAACCCATGACCAAAAGTCTTTCATTGCAGGGAAATGAACTCCCTCAAATTCTTTTAGATCATTATTCATTATAGGTTTCTATTTTCTACAGGATCTTCTGTAAGTAATTGAGGCTTAGATTTCTTTGTAGGCTTTGTGCTTACTTCAGAATCTTTAACTTCAATTTTCTTTGGCTTCTTATGTTCTGGAATAATACGCTCTAAGAAAATCTTAAGCATACCATTTAACATAGCAGCATCTTGAACTTCAATATGGTCTTCTAAAGCAAATGTGCGAGTAAATGCTCTATTAGCAATACCTTTGAACAAGAAATTATCTTCTTGCTCTGCACCATTTACATTGCCTTTAATAATCATTTTGCCATCGGCAAGTTCAATTTCAATATCCTGTCTCGCAAAACCAGCAACTGCAACTTCAATAACATAAGTTGTATCGCCAGTTTTCTTAATATTGTATGGTGGATAATTCGGAATGCTCTTTGTTAGATCATCATGAATCTTGGCCATCTTGCTAAATTGATCGTCAAAGCCTACATATAGTTTATCAAAGTCTTTGAACATATCACGGCCAAATATTTGTGGAACAAATGTCATTTTGATTCTCCCTTTTTACTTGTTTTACCAGTAATCGAATTAGCAAAAGTCTCTGACGCAATATTCATTACATCGTTAGCAGACTTAGCAACTTGTTTTGTAAAGACCCGTTGTGCTTCTACAAAATCGACTAGAGGTTTTTGAAGGGAATCTTCCTTGACTGTTTGTTTGAGGAAGTTGATTTTGGCGTCTTGAATTGAATCGATAGCCATGTTTGCGTAAAACATATAGTTCTCCTATTAAGCGAGTTTAAAATTTGCTACCCCGAAGGCATAGCGTTAATCCTGCTTACTGACTACAGGGGTACCATACGTTGTACCAGCTTTAGACGTTCCCAAGGTAGTGGGACTGAAATTGGCCCGAGGAATATTTTACTAGCCTACCTCGGACTGCTAGTTCCCATCCCTGGGATATTATTATTTATACAGATTATTCATCTGTAGGTTGTTTTTTCTTACCAATATTATACTTTGTTTGTAAAGACCATTCGCCCTTATCTTTAAAAGCAATTACTTTAATTTGCGACAATGGTGCTAAATCTGTAAATTTATCAGGATCAATAATTTTTACCAAGCCCCAATCTATTAGCAGCTTGGCAATTGTATTACGTCTTTGTAAATCGTTCTCTGTTAAATCTGCAGTCTTACCATCGAGAGCAAATAGCTCTTTAAAATGAACAATGAAATATCTACCTTGCTTATGTAAAATATGGCAGGATTGATACAGTACTTTATCTTTGCGGGATGCTACACCGATGCGTGTGAGAGTTTCTCTGACTTTCAAAAAATCGTCAGGTTGTGCCATGGTTACTTCCAGCGGGTTGTATCCAGGATAATCAATGTGAAAAATATCTTCAGCCATTACGACCACCTTTTATTAGTTTTGTTCTTAAATAATCTAATTTTGAGTCGTCGAGAAGAGGGAGTACTTGGCGGGCTTTTTCTGTGCTATATCCATAGTATTCTTTTATTACTTCGATCGATTCAATTTTCTCCGCCTTGATCCATTTATTGAATCTTTTACGGGGCCTAATAGTATTTATAAGAAACGAAAACTGCATCTTTTTCTCAAGATGTGGTCGCGAATTCATCTCATTCGCAGGGATTACTGTGTCATGTCCGTAAGATAGTCCTTTATTAATGATAAAAGCGTTATATTGTTTCTCCGACCAATCGTCTACGATTAGATTATCTTTGCTGTAATGAATAGCATTAATAAAGTCAAAGGGGGAAATTGCAGGAGCCTTATATGGAACTTCTGCTGGTTTTTCCACAGGGGTTCCAAATAAACTCATGATAGCATCCTTATCAGTCCAACTGAATCAATTGTTACCAGTAACAGATAGTTAGCCAGCATGCCAAAAGATTTACGAGTCCAAGCAGCCCAAGCATACATACCGCAACCGACGATCCATATAGGGTAAAGAGAAAGTAGGGGCGGGTTGGGGACTGTGAGAGCCATGGTAATTGAACACCCAATACTGATAGCCCAAGCAAGCAACTCCACGCAAAAACGAAAGCGATTAGTAATGTAGTCATCTTTAATCCAATCAAATGTAGGTTTTAATAAATCAATCATTTAAATTCAACCGATGCCATAATCTCTGTTAAACACGCAACAAGATTAATTTCTTGGTCTGCACAAAATGCCGCTTTGTACTGATAGTCTGCAAGCAACAAAACAAGTTGTGGAACTTGAACAACCGAATCTAATAATGTATCATAGATTTTTCTGAAAAGAGTTTGCGGATCGTTATCTAAATTGTTAACAACCCAGGTACGCATCTTTTTCCAATCTTTGTCTTTGAGAGCAGAGATAAGGTCTTGCATATTAACCTCACCCATATTAACAAGAATGCCCTCATCAATTTTACCCGAAGATGCATAACGCTGCAACTCATTAAGTACACGACGATAATCGGGAAAATGTTTCTCAAGAACTTTTGCTACAACTTTAGGGTCGGCTTCGACCTTTTCGTTTGCCAATATTTCATTAACACGTTTAAAGAAACGAGCAGCAATCTTAGGACGTTCTTCTTTACCAATTTTAAATTCGATTACCGCGCATCGAGAATGAAGCGGAGGAATAATACGATTTTTAAAATTACAAGTAAAAATGAATCTGCAATTTGCTGAGAATTCTTCTATGAATGCTCTTAAGGCCGGTTGTGTAGAATTGGGGTTTAAGTAATCAGCCTCATCTAAAATAACAACTTTAGTCTTGCCACTAAAGGATACTGTAGAAGCAAACTGTTTGATCTTAGTTCTAAGAACATCAATACCAGATTCTTCTGAACCGTTAATGATGATATAGTCTGTACCTAGTTCTTCACATAATGCTCGGGCAATAGTAGTCTTACCTACACCCGCCGAACCACACAATAGCATGTTTTGTATTTCATCTTTTTCAACCATGTCCTGAAAGACCTTCTTTTGGTCTACAGGTAAAATACATTCATCTAGTTTACGAGGGCGATACTTTTCAACCCACAAAAATTGATCTTCACGAAATTCCATAATAACTCCATAATATTAAATTTTACGCCAAATGTCATTCTCTTTGACGTATAGCTTTCCATCAGGTCCAACCTGCATCTTAGCTTGTACACGTATTTCAGTCCCGGGTTTATAATTAGGGCCACTGCCAGAAACCATAAACTGTCCATATGGGGTAAAATCCGGCGGTGGCATCTTTTCACCATATGTTGCCTGCAAAGAAAGAACAGCTTGTTCGTCTAATTTGTCAGATAACTCTTTAGACGCTAGTTCATCGGGGGCAGGCATAAGTTGCTCTTTAGCTTCTTTATATCCTGCAACGCCTACACCAATTAGACCTATAAGACCTAGGCCTTTAGCAAATGATCTACGACCTAAGTGATTCATTAGATCACCGAATCAGGTTCCATTGCGATGAAATATTCCAAAGGCTTTGTGGCGTTTTTAAAGTGGAACAATTTCTTTTTAGCAACTGTTACTGCATACGCATCAGGAATGATCTTAAAGTTTTCAACTGCCATATGACATTCAAATGTTGCATCTGATGCTCCAATTGTCTTTTTATAAGTGTTTGCAGTATCATTTTTCTTATCACCAATGGTCAATGTAACTTGTCCATTTTTACTAATAACAGAAATTGTAGGTGCTGCTGTAATAGCTGCTGCCTTCATAATCATGTTAACATCTTCAGATGATAGATTGAATTTGAAGTGTTCATCAATCTCGATGTTCTTATCAGGTGCTGCTACAATAACGCTTGCATTAGAATAGAAGTATTCAAATTTACCATTGTCTTTAGAAATAGTCAAAGACTTTTCGCCAAAATCAACTTGCTGATTCTCCATCAATGTTAACAATGCCAACAACGAATTTAAATCATATACAGGAACTTCTACTGGGAAGTCTTCTGTAACTGTTACACGGGCAAAGATATTCTTTGCTGTGCTGATTGTAGATAACGTCTGACCTTTACGGATCAAGATGTTACTATTAATTGCGGCGAAGTTCTTTAAGAACTGAATTGTTTCATTACTAAATTGCATAATATCTCCTAAATTGCAATATCATTTACATAAAAATATATTATAACACCTATGTGCGTATAAGTCTATACTATTTCCCATACATAGCCATCATTTTTTTATAGGTCTCTGTTAGACCTTCTTCCAAATTGTATTTCGGTTCCCATTCAATTAATTTCTTAATCAATGTATTGTCCGAAACAAATTGCATATGTCCAGTTGCTGGACCGTCACCTATTTCAATTTTAATTCCAGAAAGTTTTTCTAAAATTTTAACAACGTCACCTACGGAATGCATTTGACCTGTAGCAACATTAACAGGACCTGTATAATCAGTATCCAATAATTTTACAATTGCGTCAGAAGCATCTGCAGTATAAATAAAATCTCGCTGTGGTCTTAAATTTAATACTCGTGCTTTTTTACGAATAACCAAACCTTCAACTAATTGATTAACCAAATCTGGTCTATCTAATGCTGTAGTTGGTCCGTAAATGTTTGTTAATCTCACAATGATGTTAGGTACATCAGAATAAAATTTTGCAACTTCTTCGCCTAAGAACTTACTGAAAATGTATTCATTCTGATAAGTACTTAATGATTGCGATTCGTCAACCGGCAAAGTCATTTTACTGCGATCATATAAAAGAATAGAACTAAAACTTAATAGCTTTTTAATTGGTCTATTCTTGAAATATGCAAATACCTTTTTTAACGGTATTACATTCTTTTCAATCGCTAACATATTCTGACAATTTAATTCTGTATGATTAGAACTACCAATCATCATAATCACTTTATCAAAATCTAATTTGTCTAGAACTTCGGGTAGATGCTCTAATGTAGGACAATCCACGTGCTTCACTCCTGTTGCAGGTTTTGTGCGACCAACAGAAACAATATCAGGATATTTTTCTAATATTTGTGGGCCTAGAAACCCGCTTGAACCTAGAAGAATAGTGCTCATTTATTTACCTTACGTATTTCAAAATTATCAGCATTGCCTTCGCCTGTTTCAA